GTTCCTGATACAGCACTTGTACCACCAATCAAGTTGCTACTACCAAGCTGTTCTAGTTTGATAGTGGCGTTTGAACCTGTTTGCTCTACAAAGATTTCATCATCTGCTGCCAGCCCTAACGATAAAAGTAAAAAAAATAAACGCATAATTATTCCATATATTGCCAATAACTCTTCTCTACACCTTGCGCTATAATATCTACAATACCAGTTTCTATGGCTGCTTGCAAAGCGATAGACTTGCTCTCATTCATAGCATTACCGCTTTCAAACTCTACAAGCTTAGTGCCCTCTGCTATATATCTGAAGAAATCATTTGAAAGACCAACTGATAAAATAGTTTTGGTTGTAAGGTTTTCTAACAGTATTTCACCTGTAGAAACAGATACAACACGCATTGAAACTATCACAGTATCTTCTCTATACTGCTTGCTGTTACCTATACCTAAGTATCTGGCACCTATACCTCCTGTTAGCAGGTTTGTATTGTAATCTTGGATTGCACCTTCTAGTATCAAGCCAGCAAAAAGCAAAGGCATTTGTTGTTCGTCTTCATCAAACTTTTCTCTTGTAGATCTTATTATCTGTCTTTCACGAGTAACGTGATCTATTCCTACTCTTTCAACTACTCTGAAAAATTTAGATTGTTTCAGGGCTCTTATAACATAAGCTTCTGGTGCCTGCGTCAAAGCAGAACTAAAACTAGCGTAACCATCAATAGATTTGCGTTGTCCTGTTGCATCAGGAAAACTATAGACTGCGACTACAGGCCTAGCTGATGGTAATCGTAGTTCTTTGATCGCATCAGTTACTGGCTCATTTATAAAAGCAGACTTAGAAAAACATTGTGCTTCACCTATTATGGTTACTACATCTTTATAGTCGTTGTTAGGATTGGTTAGGCAGGGTGATATGTATTCTAAGTGCGTGGCACAACTAGAAACCAAAGTCCCCAATAGGGATAGTGATAGTAGTTGTTTCGCCAGTTGTTTCATTAAATATAGTCATTGTAATATTTATACCGTCAGTCGTCCAAGTTATGAGGTTATCAAACAAAGTGAAAGAACCTTCATCAGCTGGGTTTTCGCCAAACAGTTGATCTACTAATTGCCTGGACAGTTGTGCATAAACTCTCGATTCAAAGTTTCTTAGAAATCTGGCTAGAGTTGTATTGTCAGCATCTCTTTCTAATTCATCTTGTAGAGCTTTAATTTCTGCACGTAAAGCTTCTCTTCTACTAAATTCTTGCTCGTCTATAGTTAGGTAATGTTGTGAAGTGCCAACGCCTGAAAATGCAGGTGATTTAAATTTGAATTTTATTTCGTCGGCGAGGACAGGAAGCATTAAGATTGGGATTAAGTATATTGCGCAACCCATCCTCTTGTATTTATCTTTGTAATAATCGTTATTCATAAAACTAAACTCCAAAAGCCTATACAGAAACTGACTATCAAAATCCAAGCTGTCAGCTTATACCAGTCTAATCTGTATCTAGTCTTTTCTTTGATCATCTCTGTCAGCCTTAGCAATTTTGTTACTGTCTATAAGTTGTGGCACTCCCAATATAGTTTTAATTAAAGTATCTTGTCTTATTATTTCGTTATCTAAACTTCTTACCCTATCTATTAAGGCTACTAAAATACCGTGTTGCGAGTCAAGTTTAGTGCCAAGTCTTTGCTCCATAGCGCTTATTTGTTCTGCTACTTTTTCATCAACGACATCTAGTTTGTTTTCCATACCGTCAACAATCTTCATTATTAGTTTATAGATGAACCATCCGAGTCCAATAGCAGCAGCTATCGGGAAACCTAGTTGTTGAATTATTGTTACTACTTCTTGCATGATAAAAGAGTAGTCTGATGATCCCCTGGTTTTGTATGGAAACCGATGAGCTTTACGCTAGTCAACAGACTACTCGTCCTTTTTATGTGATGCTCCAAAATAAAAGGATATGACTGCACTTGCCAAACCTCCTAAATAACCTAACACTAGGTTAATTAAAGCTTCACTATTCTGTTCAGGCGGTTGTATTGTTACTAAAAATATATAACCCATAAACCCACCAATAACTACTACACCGAGAAGTTTAGATGTCCAGTCACTACTAAAAGTTTTTCTAGCATCTTGTAGGTCTTGTGTTTCTAATTTAAAAACATCAACCTCTAACTCTTTCATTTGTTTTTCAAAGTCTAGCTCTGCTTTTTTTATTTCTGCTAGCTGTTGTGGTGATGCTTGTTGCACAGCTTTCTCTACTGCGCCCTTATTATTAGGCACGCCAAGTTTGTCAGCTAACATACTCATAGCTGCGTTGCCCATAGGCCCACCTAACGCTGTTCCGATTGTAGGTGCTACTGCTCCTACTAATACTTTTAATTTGTCTAACATATTCCTATTTCGCTCCTATCCATTCCTAATGGTTTGTCTGATAAACATTTTAACATATCTTTAGGTATGTGAGCATACGGCTCATTATCGTCTTCATATGTAGGGTCAGGCGATATATTCATCCTTATATCGTAAACATAATCTGGATCCCATTCATGGTAGTATAAGCCATCCGTCATAGCATATACGGTTATAAATGGGACACCAGTTGATTGTGCATACATAGCACCTTTCATCAGTTTTGCAACTGACAAAATAAAAGTGTCGTATTTATCGAAACTAAAAGTTCTACACTTCACCTCGCACCAAAAACATTTGTCTTTAGATTCAATCCAATAGTCTAGGCCATAGGTCGTAGGTAGTTTATGACAGGTTACATCCCAAGCACCCTCTAAGTATCCAGCCACCCGCTCTTCTCTTTTTTGATCGTCTATAGTTTCAAAACTAGGTTTTTTCATATTTAATCCTCATAGTATGTTGGGTCTACAGCCACAAGTCTTTTAGTAGGTCTGCCTTTACCCCCAATCTTTATATCCATCTCTTGAACTTCACCAGCATTCTTCAATCTTTCAATAATTTCTTTAACTTCATAAGACTTCATACTTCTAAACAGTTCTCCTCTATCTACTTCACGTTTTGATATGCCTGTATCACCTCTTGACCTAATAAAAGATAGCACTTGTTTTATTTTTGATTCTGTTGCTGAAGATGCCACCTTATCACGACATGCTTCAATAAACAGGAGATCGTAATACCTGACATAATCTATACTCCATTTTGTTACATATCCTGGGACTTCTTTACAATCAGGGTTGTCAGCTATAGCACAGACCAAAGACAGTCTCATAGCTTTTTCTCTTGTCCTTGATAGTAAAGGTTCTAGATTGTCTTTTTCTAAAACCTCTTGCCTCTTTACTATCTCTTGTGCAAACTCGTTTAGAAGTTGTTCGCTGTCTTGCGAAAAAGGTATAACGTGTGGTCTAAAATCTAGTTCAGCGTTGTTAAGTTCAACACCACCAAACTCTGAACGTGATCTACGGATGTAGTTAACCCAGTTAACTATTTGTAATGGTGGGCTTTTAAATTTCTTCAGTCTTTGCACTTTCCTTGGTTCCTTTGATTCAATAACCAAAAACCTGTTTAAGAAACCATCAGCAATTCGGCCAGAGTTGAGAGCCTTATAAAAATTTTGTGGGACTGATAAGCCTACCAAAGTAATTGCAGGCTTGTGTGTCACACGGTTCATAGCTTGATCTTTATATTGATCAGGCACACTCATCAAAGAATAATTATCAGGTCTTAAGGTGCCGTGACATCTGCCCCAAGCTTCCATAAGTGTTTGTATACCGTCTTCTCTATTAGTGTTTTGTTGTGCTCCAATGGCTTCAAGTCTTTTACCAAACTCATCCATAATAGTTATTTGTGTTGGTCTATAACGCAAAATAGAATGGACTGCACCTGAAGATGTATAACCGTCACCCACGACAAGATCTGAGTGTTCTGACATATTTAGAACAGCTTCTACAAATGATTTAATATTCTCTTTACCTTGTCCTGATTTAGCTATACCCATAAAGTATAGCGACGCAAAGTTATTCATTGTCGTCCGATACAATCTGCCACAACTAACACTAGCGAGTGCCAAGGCACCTACAACAGATAGTTCAGGTTGTGATACTTGTGCAAGCTCTTCACAAAACTTAAACATTTCTTTTAATATTCCTGGGGGGTTAAATAGATCTTTTGGTGGCACTACTTGTTCTTTAGTGTTTGTAAATAGTGGTGCTCTTTGGTTTTTTCTATCGTGTGTCTTTTTTACATTATCAACCACAGAGTTTATTTCTGCTTGCGATAAAGGCGGTTGGTTTTGAGTGTTCCAAGATTGCATGAAGAACTTGGCAAACTCTAAGTTAAGATTCTTTGATATTAAGTAACCTGATAATCTTGCAGCCTGATCGTTTCTTGAGCCTTCATTTACACCGTCTAGTGAAAAGGGTGCAGTAACTAATTGTCCTTCGTTGTTCTTGCCATTACCTGTTATTTGTTCCCATTCTTTTTCTGTAAAGTCTGGCAGATCGTCAAAGTCATGCACATCCCACTCAGGTATGGTTTGTGGTCTATATAGGTTGCCGTTAGCATGTTTATTGTAAGGTGCTATTATTAAGCCACCCTCCCCTCTTATGTCTATAAGTCTTTCAATTGGTGTATCGTTAGTTCTCTTTGTTGCAAAGGTTGTGAAGTTTTCTGGATTGTTATAATAGTAATGCATACCCTTACCAGTAACTACTTTGAAAGGAGAAGGGGGCAGGTTGTTATCAACCCACCCCATAGCTTCGGGTGTATCAGCATCAACAACAATAAATTGACCGCAAATGAGTGCGACTACAAGATCATCACGATCTTTAAACCACTCAATTACAGTCTCTCTTTTGGGCCTTTCTGTTTTGTATTGATGCCAACCACCCAAAAAAACTGGTGGTTTTTTAGATTGCCTGAGTAGCGGAACTACTGACAGACCTTCATCATAATAGGCTAACGCCAGATCGAGAGGCTTCTCGTCTTCTGTAAGGTTTAGGTTGAACATTCAGCAATTATATCTTCGAGATTGCCATAGATGGATTCAAAATCTAACTTCCCTTCGGACGCTCGAATGATTAATTTTGCTTGATCAACGGATGGTTGCCTATGGCCATAACG